ACGAACACGTACCGGCTTCGCCTGACGGTCGAAACCGGCGGCACCCTGCGCCGGCTTATCCGGCTTGTCGCTCTTCGCTTCCGCCTCCCCTCTGCCTGATTCGGAGTCACAATGGCCCGCCTTGTCGGTCGCTCGCTTGCAATCGGCCTTTGCGCCGAATCCGCCTATGGGGACGGGGTTACCACGTCCGCCGCGCTCTACTGGACCACGCCTTCCGGCCTCTCCGCGCCCATCGTTCGCGCCGACGTGACGACCGTCCCTGACCTCGGTTTGGACGATTCGGGCCTCACCCGGCTTGATTTCGTCTCGAAGAAGTACGTGGACTTCGAGTTTAGCCAGCCGATGGACATGGACAACGACGGGATGCTTCTCCGCGCTGGCGTCGGCTCCGTCGCCACCACCGGCAGCGGCCCGTATACGCACACCTTCACCCTCGACATTGACCAGCCCGCGACCCTTGGCGGCGTTGTCGAGATGGCCGAAGAGGACGGCACCTTCTCCGAACTCGAATTCTCCGGCGGGCAGGTGGCGTCTATCCGCTGGGAAATCCAGGCGGGCGGCTACTGCGTCGAAACGGTGCGCCTCTTCGGGAACGTCGAAACCGACTGGACCGGCACGCCGGTTCAGACGCCCGCTTCGTTCTCCCGGACGAAGGCCACCATCCCGTTCGCGAAGCAGGCGACCACGGTTTCCATCCTCGGGAACACGTACAACGTCACGTCGGCCACCGTGGAATACAACCGGAACCTGAGCCCCGACCTCCAACACCTCGGGGAAGTCGGCATCGCACAGCAGTACCCGGGCCAGAACACCGGCGCTACCATCGAATTCGTGATGCCGATGCCGAGCTTCGCGCTGCTCACGGACCTTCTTGCGGAGACGCAGGGCACCGTCACTCTCACGCTGACGAACGGCGCGCGGTCGGTTTCGTGGGCCTTGGAGAATGCGCAGGTTATCGAGCATTCCGAGTCCATCAACGGCGTCGGCCTTGCCGAACTCCGCGTGCGCGTCGCGGCCCACGGCGGCGGCACCTACGGCGCGAAGTGCACCGTGATCAATGCGCTTTCGGCCGCCGTCCAGACGCAAGGCACCGCCGCGTGACGTTGACGGACCCCCGGAGCGCCCGCCCGTGGCAAGTCCACCGGGCGGAATCCCTGACCCGGCTTGATTCGCGGGGTCTTTGGGATGCGTGCTTCCGCTGCCTTCTCCCGTGGGAAGAGGCGGCGCACCGGGAGGCATTGGCGGCCGTGTTCCAGGGGAAGCCGGGTGACCTTGACGACGCCGTGATTGAGGCCGTTGTCGGGGTTGTCGCGCGTGGCGAGGGCGGCGAACCGATGTTCCAGGCGGTGGACGCGGCGGCCGTCCCCGAACTGCAACAGCCCCGCGGCGGCCGTCCGCGCGCGCCGTGGGCGCTCTTGCTGCCCCGGCCGATTCGGGAGAAGGCCGCGCGTATGCTGGCCTTCGCCACGTTCCAAAAGGCCATCGCCGCGCGTCTCTGCGCCGCGTCGCCACCGCCCCCGGCACCGCCAACCGGGGAGGCCATCGCCACGGCCGCCGGATGGGTCGGGGTGTGCGCCCTCGATTCGATTGAGTTGGAAGGCGGCCTACCCCGCGCGCTTTCCACGGCCGCGTGGGATTACCTGCGCCGCGCAACGAAGGACGCCCCCGGCGAAGAGGCGCCCGCCCGGTGGGATATCCTCGCTGCGGATGCCGCCCGCGCGGTTCGGTGGCGCTGGGAAGCCGAGGGCGAAGAGCCGCCCGCGTGGCGCCCGGTCGCGGTGGCGGTGGACTGGCACGCGGAAGCCGGGGATGTATGGGTTGGCGAGCTTGACTTGGCCGGGCTTGCCGAGGTGCTCCGCGTCGCGTACCGGGATGTTCTGGCCGCCGCCGATTTCCTTGGCCCGTGGATTTCGACGCCCTCTATTCTGGCCTTCGTCGGCGCGGACCTCCCCTTCGAGCACCGCCCGGATTATGCCGGCCTCACCCCGTCGGCGCGGGCGATGGTCGCCACGGCCTACCGCTTCGCCGCGGGCCACGCTGCCGCCGCCGCCCGGAGCCCGGTATGACGCCCGTTCGATACGTCATCGAGTTTTCCGGGAAGACCGCCGCGCTTGGCGCCTTGGCCGACTCCGCGCACGAAGCCGCCGCGCAGGCCGCATCGTTGACGCGCGCCCTCTCGATTGCCGAGATGCAGGCGAACGGCGCCGACTCCGCGGCCCAACGCTTCCGGGCTTCGCTTGGCCGGGTGCAGGTGGGCGCCGACGGCGCGGGCGCATCGCTTGACGGCTACGCCCTCTCCGCGGACCAAGTGCGACGCCGGGCCTCCGAGGCCGCAAAGTCCGGGGAAGATTTGGCCTCCCGGATGCTGGCCGCCGCCGAAACCCTCGACACCGTGCGCGGCGCCGCCGGGTTGACCGCTGACCAAATCGCGACCCTCGCACAGCAGAGCGCGAAGCTTCGCGGCGAATCCGCCATCCTCGCCGCGCAGGGGCAGCGGGAAGCACAGACCCTTCGCGACGTGGCCGACCGCGTGGAGGCCCGGACGCGCGCCGAACAGGAGGCCGCCGCCGCCGTCAAAGAGTCGGCCAAAGAGCGGGCCGCAGCCGAGCGCGCCGCCGCCCGGGAAGTCGGCGGGCTCGAAAGGGAGCTTGCGAAGCAGCGCGACGCCGACGAACGGGTGCGCCTCGGGAACATCCGGGGCCGCGCAAACCAAGAAATCCGGGCGATTGACGCCCTAATCGCCAAGCTCCAAGAGCGGAACGACGTGGACGAAGAGGGCTTAGCCCTGCTCCAACGCCGCCGCGAACAGGTGGCCGCCGACGCCGACCGGCAAGAGGCATCCATCCGCGCGCGCGGCGTGACGCCCGATGCGTTCGGGGCGCGCGGAACCCGGACCACAACCATCGGAAGCGGTGTTCTTTCATCGTACTTTGACCGCCTCTTCGCCATGGGCGGCGCGGGTGGCCCCGGTGGCACGGGCGGCGTCTCGCTCCAAGGCATCCAACAGGCCGCAGGCAAGGCCGATACCGCGCTCAAAGGTCTGGCCGGCGCCGTCGGCGTGTTCTCGCCCGGTGCCGAGCGCGCCGCAAGCGCCGCGGGTGACCTTGTGGGCGCCCTGGAATTCGCCCTAACGCCCGCGGGCGCGACCGCCGCCGGGCTCTTGGGCGCCTCCGCCGCCGCAACCGTCTTTGTGGGCGGGGCCGTCGCCGCCGTCCGCGCGGCCGAAGACCTCGCTGCGACGCTTGGCGAAATCCCGGACGGGGTAGACCTTGGCTTCTCCGCCGCCGGGGTGGAACAAATCAAGGAGGCAAACCGCGCGCTCGAAGCGGCAAAGCTGGCCGTCTCCGCCGTGGTGGTCGCCGTCGCGGAAGACCTCGCCCCGGTGGTCGAAGACGGCGCGCGCCTCTTGGCCGGCCTTGGCGTGGTCGCCGCGCAAACCACGGGCGCGGCCCTCGACAACATCGGCCAAATCGTGGACGCCACAATAGCCGGCATCGCAAGCGCGGCGGCGTCGCTCTTGACGGCGTTGGTCGCGCCCCTCCGTGTGCTGGCCTTGGCGGCCGAAGCGGCGGAAGCCGTGGCCGGTGTGACCGGCGTAGGTGGCGGCGCCGCGGAGGCCCTTCGTTCCGCGGTGGACGGCATCCAAGACGCCATCCGCGGCGGCGTCTCCGGCGCCCTCTCCGGCGCGATTGACGGATACCGGCTTCTCTTGCGCGACCTTGTGGCCGGCACGGAAGACGAGGTGGACGCGCTTGTTTCGCGGGCAACGGAATTGCGCGCGCGGCCCGGCGGCGGTGCAGGCGGCGCCGACCGGGCGGCCGAAGCGGCGGCGCCCCTCACCGATGATGCGCTGATTTCTGAACTTCTGGCCGCATACGAAGAGGGCGAAGACGCGCTTACCCGGCTTGGCGAAATCCAAGCCGACCTCGCCCGCGCGCAACTCACCGACGCCGAACGGGTCGCCCTGGCCTATGCCAACCAGCGCGCCGAAATCAACGCCCTTGCCGATGCCGCCCGCGCCGCGGGGGTCGAGCAGGCCGAAGCGCAGCGGGCCGCCGGGCTGGCCGCCGTTGACGCGGCGGAGGCCATCGCCAAGCAACGCGCGGAGACGGAGCGCGCCGAACGGGCGGCGGCGGAACGGGCCTCCCGCCGGCAGGGCATAATCCAAGCGGGCGCATCCTTCGCGGGCGGCGGCGGCACGGCGCTGGAATTCGCGGCGGCCGTCGCCCCTCCCGGCGCGAAGCAAATCCTGCAATCGGCCTCCGCGGTCGCCAACGGCTTAGCCGGGCTTGGCGAGCAGGGCGCCGCCGGGGTGCAACGCGCGCAGGAAGCGCGCATCGAAAGCATCACAAAGGGCATCGAAGAGCTTCCCGAACTGCTTATCCGGGTTTTGCCCGCGCTCGGAAAGGCAATCGTTACCGAGCTTATCCCCGCGCTTCTCAAACTCCCCTTCGAGATTGCGCGCGAACTTGGCTCCGTGCTTCTCGAATTCTTCGAGCGCATCAATCCGTTCGACCGGGAAAGCCGGGAAGACCGGCAAGAACGCCGGGAGCGGCGGCGTCGGCGGCGGGGCCTTGCGTCGGGCGCGGCGTATGTCGCGGAAGACGGGTGGATGATGCTCCATCGCGGGGAAACCGTGGTCCCGGCGTCGGGCGCGACAACGCAGGCGGCAAGCGCGCGCACCGTCGAACGGTTGGCCGGCGGCGACCGTGGGCCGTCTCTGGACTTCCCCTTCCGGCCCATCGGGGAATCCGCGCTTGTGCTCGCCGTCGAACGCGGCCGGCGCCCATTCGGCCGCGTTGTGGGTTAGGCTGTCGCATGGCCGGCGCACTTTGGTTCTACCCTGACCCCGCCTCCCCGGTGCGCAAGCTCTCCGCTTTCGTCGCGCCCAACGATTTGCAGGTGGATACGGTCTATGCGCGCTCTTCGGCCGTGTCCCTGGACGGCGGCGTAAAGACCGCCATTCATGCCGGGTATGAACGTGTTCGGATTGTGGTGGAGCGCCGTTCGGAGCGGGCGTCCGGCTCGACTTGGCGGGATGAAGCCGAGTCGCTTCTATGGCACCTCGAAAGCGGCGGCGCGGTCACCTTCGCGCTTGACGAGGCCGCCGCCTATGCCTACCCGGTGACGGGGACGGCGCCGTATTCCACCGGCCTAAGCCTGTTCGGGACGAACATCCTGTCCGGGTTGGCCCCGTCGGCCGCGCCCGCGGCGGATGACCGGGTTGTGCTTTCGTCGGCCCTCCCGGAGTTTCGGCGGGAGGGCGGGACGGTCGCTTCGTTTAGCGCGCCGACCTTGACGCTCGACAACAAGGTGGCCTATGACCACCGGCTTAGGTCGCCCATTGTCCGGCATTGGGGATGCTTTCCCGCGCTCCGGCTTGCCCCCGAAGCGGCGCGGCCCCTGTTCCAGAGCGAACGCGGCTTCGTCTTTACCCTGGCTTTGGACCTTATCCAATCCCCCGCCGACTTGACCGCCCTTCACGACGCCTTCCAAGTCGGCGGGATTGTGCTCGCTGGCTCCGGCGTAACCCCGTCCGCCACGTCGGTAACCCTTGGGGACGTGTTCCGTCGATTCCGCCCCGAAGGCGTGGGCGTCGCGCCCGGCGCGCTGGACGCCATCCAGCGGTCGGCGCTCAACGCGCCGGCACAAGCCGGGGGACGAATCCCGCGGATGCGCCCGTGAGTTGGAGCCCGGCCTTCGTCGCCGCCATCGAAGCGGGCGAGTCCATCCGCATCCGGCTTTCGTGGGCCGGCGCGACCGTCGCCACCTCGGACGGCTCCGGCGGGTGGGCCATGACGCGGATGCCGGTGGTGTCCGGGTGGGGGTTGCAGCTTCGGACGTGGCAGTGTTCGCTTCCGGTGATGTCCTTCGAGATTGCCGCCACGCCCGCCGAATACCAAGCCATCACGGGCCAAGTGGTGCTCGGCTCTGTCGTCTCCGTGTTCGCGGAATTCTCCGGCGGCACGGAACGCATTTGGCGCGGGCGCATCCTTGACTATTCGATGGGCGGCATTGGCGACCAAACCAGGGTCCGAATCGACGTTTCGGATTTGGTCGCCTACACCCTCGACCGCATCCCCACCGGGAGCACCTACCCGGCGCCGCTCTTCGACGGCGTGGGCCGAAAGGCGCCGCAGAGGGTCCGCCTTGGTATGGTCCCGTTTGACGACTTCACGTTGGCGACGGTCAAGGCCGAATATACAACGCTCGCATCCGGCTTCACCCCTGGCGTTTCCACCGAGCTTGACGTGGGGAGCACTACGTCTTTCACGCTCGGCTATGACTTCGCGAATTCGACGCCGATTGCGGCGGCGGTGCTGGCGAAGGCCAATGGGACGGAGGGCTTCGTATACTTCGCGGCGAAGACCAGCACCAAACTGCAAACCCTGACCTATCCGCAGATGCCGGGCGGCACGCCGGCCAATCCGCCGTTCGCCACGTCCTACGCCATCGCTTCCGAGGTCTACCCCGTCGCCGTGGTGGCGGGGCACCCCTTCACGGTCATCCAGTCCGTCTGGACTTCGACCGGCGTAGCCTTGGCGAACGGGCCCTATGACCGCCTCCCGTCCGCGTGGGCACAGGGCATCCCCTACGGGGAGATTGACGCCACCGATGCGAACCGGTGGAGCGCCCTGGTCTACACTTCGGCCGTGGGCTCGGACCCGTGGACCGCGATTCAGACCCGCGTGGAATGGGAATCCGGGGCCGACCTTTACGCATGGGCCGCGCCCCTCGGCATCTGGCCCGTCACGCGCCAAGGCCAACTAACGCTGCGGGCGGCCATCGTTCCGGCTTCTGCCGGCGCGACCGTCATAGCCGGCGTGGTCAACGACTCCAACATCGTTGCGCTCGGGAGGCACAAAATCCGGGCCGCCGGTTGCGACGCCGAATATCGGGCGCTGCCTTTCTCACACGCCACGTACCACGCCGTCGGCGCCGCCGGGAATCCAACAGAGGTCTACGTCTTGGGCCGGTCCAACCTCCGGCCGGTCACGCGCCCCGCGCAGTATTCGCCCGCGCCGCTGGACCTAAACCAGCACGTCATTGGCGAAACCGCGCCCATCGCGCAAGACCTTGACCGCCGCGTGGCGCCGTGGGCGTGCCGCGTGGCCTTCGAGGTCGAAGGCGTGGAGCTTTGGGGCGCCGCCGTCGGTTGGGTGCCGGGCGATATCGTGCGCGTCACGTCGGCCGCTATCCCCATCGGGGGCGGCGCGACCGCGCAAGACACGCCGGCCGTCTGGATTCCCGAGGAAGTAGACTGGGGAAGCCGGACGGCGCGGGGCCGGTTGGTCTTCCTACCCGCGCAATGACCGCTATCCCGCGCAATGACCGGCTATCCCGCGCAATCGCAATGACCGCTATCCCGGCTTGATTCCGGCGAACGCTTCGACTTCCGCAAGAGAAATCAGACAGCGGACCATGGCTTCCGCGTATCCGGCCAGACCCGGGAGGTCGGCGGCGGTGCAGTAGGCTACGAGGTCCACGGCCTCTTGTAGCGCGTCCACGATATGGCTTCGCCCGTTCGAGCGTTGGAGCGGCACGCCATACCGTGCGATTCCCTGCGCCCGACGTTCCACGTACAGCGCGCGCAACCGAGGGTCAGAGGTCCGCGCGATGATTTCGGCCCAAACGTCGCCATCGGCGGGCGCGGGGTCGGGCTCCGGCGTAAGCCGGGCGGCAAGGGCCGCAAGCTGTTCCCGGTCGGTGCTCATCCGAACCTCCGCATCCATTCGAAGAGGGCCGCTTCTGCCGCCTCCCGGGTGGGCGCCGTGGCGTGAACCTCGTAGGGCACGGGGTCACCATAGGCGAAATATCGGGCCGACCATTTCCACCGGCCGCGGTATTCGGTGATGGACTGCCAGAGGCGCGGGGTCACGACGCGGCCTCGACTTCGGCCAGCGCGGCGCGGATGGCGGCGAACACCTCCGCGCGGGCAGTGGCGCGGACGTGCGCGGCGAAGGCGGCCACGGCGTCGGGGAGGGCCGCCGGGGCGGAAGCCGGGGTCGGGAAGAGCGGCGCGGGCTGCGCTTCGGTGGTAGGCGTGGCGCGCAGCGGGGCGCCGGCCAGACGCAGAGCGTTCGCGACGGCCTTTGTCGAGCGGGGCGGGCGCCCGCGGGCGGTCATTTCGGCGGCGACTTCGGCCCACGGAAGCGACGTGTCCGCGGCGATTTCGAGGCCGACGCGGTAATCGACGGAATCCCAATACTTGCGAGCGTAGGTCATCTGGCTTCTCCTGTTCTGGTTGGGCCGGGGTCAGACCGGCATTTCACGGGCGTAAAGCGCGATGCAGGCGGCATCGATAAGGCCGTCATGGTCGCCGACGAAATCCGCGACGCGCGGATGGCGGGAGCGAAGCCACGAAAGCCGGAGGGCGGTTAGCGTGGTCTTGCGCGCGCCGGGCTCGCCATGCAAGCCGAGGTGGCGCGTCCACGCGGCGGGGTCGATGACTTCGTAGCGGTCGGCTTGCAGGGTGTAGGCGAAGGCGGCGGCGATTCCGGCGTTCGCGCCCTGCGCAATCTGAGCTTGCCCCGGGCGGCCGGCGGCGGCCTCGACCGCGACGATGCGGGGCCCCGGGATTTCTCCCAGCGTCGCGCGCACCGCTCGGAAAACGTCGGCCACCGCGCGCACCATTTCGGCTTGGCGCTCATGGGCGCGGGCGCGCGGTCGCGGGTGGTAGTGATTCGCGAACCGGGCCACGTGGACCGGCACAGCGAAGGGCCCATCCCAACGGAGCGCGACGGCGGCGCCGTCCACGCCGGGGTCAACGCCGACGGTAAGCATTCTGCTCATCCGGGTGGAAGTCGCGGGTGTAGCGGCGGCCGTCTTCGATGGCTTCGGCGGCCTTTCCGAGATGCCGATGAACGTCGGCAAGGTCGGCGCTGGTGGATTCGGCGACAAGCGCAGACAGGGATGCGAAGCCGACTTCCGCGCGTTGGAATGCCGCCCTGGCTTGTGCCAAGTGTTCCGCCGCGTCGCCACGATGGCCCGTCACCATCGCGGAACGGGCCCGCCAACGCGACCAGCGGGCGAAGGCGAGGTCGAAAAGCAGAAGCTCGTAGATGCTGCGAACTTCCATCCGGCCCGGGGTCACAGCGTCACCCGCGTAAGCCATGCGGAAAGGCGCTCGGGAGGCATATCATAGGCCGCCACGCTATCGGGCGTGCGCGCCGGATACGCGCTCCATGCGCCGCCGCGCTCTTCGAGGTACCAGCGCACCGCGCCGCAAACCGAAAGCGCGACGATGCGCTTTTCGGCGGTCCCAACGTCCCGCCAAGTCCACGGCGGGAGCACCAGCGAATCGAAGTCCATACTGCACCCTGCATGAATGGTAGCACGGCGCCCGCCATAAGGCAAGCGCCGCGGGTTATTCGCCGCGGATGGGCCGGATATCGACCCGGATTCCGCCCGCGATAAGCTCGACAATCACACGCGAAGGCCGGGAGACGGTGAAGGCCACAAGGCCGGGGGCCTTCGCACACTTCGACGGCGGCGCATCCTCCGGCGCCCGCTTCCGGCGCACATCGGCACGAACCGGCGCCCCGGCGCGCACAAGCGTCTTTCGCACGGCTTGCGGCCCGCGCAGGGCGTAGCCTTCGGAGGCCATGACCGCGCCGACCTTGCGCCACGAAAGGGCGGTGTCGGCGGCGATTTCGAGCCCACGGCGAAGCTCTGCGGCGGTCCAGGCGGCCCACGTCACGGGTCACCTCCCGGGCGATGCACACCCGCCTCAATGGCGTCGGCCAGGGCGGAAACCGCGATGGCATTGGCGAGGTTCTGCCCCACCAATCGCCCCGCCTCCCGACGGAGGAAGAGCACAACGGCCACCCGTTCGCCGACCCGCGCCGCCCGGTGCTCCCGCCGCGCATCGGCCGCGTTGGCTTCTGCCCGTTCGAGAGCCGCTTCGAGGTTGGCGACCCGACGCCGCAGCCCGTGCGCCGACTTGGCGGCCGGTGTGACCGCCGCATAAGGCACGGCCCCGGCCGGGTCGATCGGCACCTCGTCATTGGCCGTCCACGCCTTCACGGCACCACCTCCAAGGCGGCCAAGAGGTCGGCACGCTGGCGGCGGCGCTCTTCGGCCGGGTCGGCGCCAAGGACGGCGGCAGCGATGGCGGAGGCCAAGCCGGCGACGAGGTGGCGTTGGGAGGCCATGTAGGCGTCTGACGGGCGCGCGCCGCGGGCTGCGGCAGCCATCCACCAATCGCGCGTCGCGCGGGCGTGGGCGAGGGCTTCGGCCGGCGGCATCGGGAGTTCCGGCCGGTCTTCGTCTTCGTCTTCGTCTTCGTCTTCGTCCGGCGGGACATAGCGGGCCATGATGGCCTCCGCGGTGGCGACGGCGACGGTCAAGGCGCGCTCCGGCGGGTACGCCGCGCCAAGGGTACGGATGGCGCCCTCGATTGACAGCGAAGGCCAGAGGGCAGTAACGTCGTGTTCGTCTTCGGCGGCGCCGGCCGGGATTGCGTCCCGGTCGTTGGGGAAGAATGCCAGCGCGTTACGGATTTCCCAGCGCGTGGAGATGAGGCGCGGCGCCTCTTCGGTTTCGGCTTCCGCGTCCGTCTCCGGCGCGCAATCCTGGCACGCGCCGCAGGGGCCATACTCGGTGGGGCGGCGGCAGAAGCGCGGGCGGGCGGGCCCGTCTTCGAGTTCGGGGGAGTAGTCGGGATGATAGCGCATGGCGGTTAGTCCGGGAGGAAGGCGCCAAGACCCCACGCGCCGACGATGGCGAGCGGAATCCAAGCAACGTGGTACGGGGCGGGCGCGATGGTGGCGCCGATGGCGGCGGCGAAGGCCACGATGCCGAGGGCGGCGCGGGCCATCGTGGGCGCGGGCGGGTAGGGAAGCGGCGTCATGCGTCGCGCCCTTCGCAGTCGCCGATGCCGGGGGCGTCGGTGTCGTGGTCCTCGCAGGCCGACACGATGGAGACGCCAAGGGCGGCGGCGGCGGTGTAAACGTCGGCGATGCTGGCGCCGGCGGCGCAAGCCACCTTGGCCGCGTCGTAGTCGGTGAGCTTGCCGCCGCGGGAGTACGTGGAGACGTAGCAGGAAAGAAGGTAGGTCGAACGGGTGAGTTCCATACTGGCTTGCTCCTGTTTGCGTCGCGGGCTGCACCGCCCGCCGACATTCACACAGTATGGCGGCCCCCGTCCCGCGTCAAGCGGTTGACACTTTCCTGACAACTAACCGGCCACGTCTTCGAGCACGGCCCGCGGGAAAACGTAGCAGCGAGCCTGCAAACCCGCGATGCGGACGTTGCGCGTTGCCCGGCCTTGGCCGTCGGGAAGAAGCCAGCCACGGGCGAGCCATTCGCCGATGACGGCGCCACGGTCGGCGGAGGCCTCCGTAAGCCAGCGGTCCAGCACATCCGGGCGCACGGCCACCTGCGCCCACGCCTCCGAGGCATCCCACGCGCCGGCCCACCCGTCGGGCGGCGGGTCCGCGGCGGCGCCGTGCCAGAAGCGATGGCGGGCGGCAACGGCGCGGGTCCAGACCGCCGCCAAGGTTGCGCGCGGCTTGTCGGCGTCCTGCCCCGACCGGCGCGCCCCTTCGAGCGCAACCAGCACCGCCGCGTATTCACCGCCATCGGCAACGGGCACGGGGAAGCCGGCGTCCGTCATGGCCTCCGCAGCCAGCCGAAGCGATGCCACGGCCGCGCCAAGGCGCCCGGCGACGGCCCCCGCGTCCGCGGCAAGCTGGCCGGCGTAGTGGTCGCGAAGGTCCGCCCACCGCGCGCGCACGGCGTCCGCCCCGCGGGCGAGCGCCCACCGGATGACCGCCGGCCCGGCGTGGCCGTAGTGGGGCGCGCGACACTCCGGCCCGATGATGCGCGCGATGGCGGCGGCGCGGGCGGCGCCGTCGGCCCCCAAGGGCTCGCCCCGAACGACGATGGTACGGGCGCGGGCGCCGTCGTCTTTCGGGGCGTAGCTGGTGATTTCGGCCTCACCCGTCGAAAGCATCCACGAACACCACGAAGCCGACCGCTGCACGCCGGTCACGGTCCCCCGGCCTTTGCCGATGCCGCTGGCGTGGACGTAGAGGGTGCTCCCGATGGTTGCTTCCCGCTCCCGTTCGGGGACTTTCTTGCTATCGTCCAGCATGACGGGAAGATGTTTGAGGGCGGCGGCGGCGCGCTCCTTGTACGTGGCCGTCCCCGTCCAGGGCATGATGTAGCCCTGTTCACCGGGGCGGCCCCAAACACTGGCAGCGACGTTTAGCGCCGTCGTCTTTCCGCGCGAAGTGTAGCCGCAGATGTCGAGAATCCAGCCCACCTGCGAATAGACGGAGACAAGGGGAGACGCGGCGGAAGCCAGGATGGCAAGCCAAACGATGGGGAGGTCGGCCAACACCGGCCCAAGCTGCCGCCATCCGTCCGGGGTGCCGGCGCTCCCGACCGCGTGGACGGGCGCGGGGAGGTCCGGGGCGTAAAGTTCCACCGCTTCGCCCCCGGCTTCCCCAATGCATTCGCTCCCGAAGATGAAGCCCGCGAAATCGGGGCCGGTCCACCCGCAGCGGCGCGCGACCCGTCCGAGGGGCACTTCGTCAGACTCGGCATAGGCCCCGATGTATTCGACAACCCCGCGCGCGTTGACTGACGAGACGGGCAGGCCATCATCTGCCAGCGCCACAAGCTTGCGGCTGTCAAGGAACGCCGACCGGGGGCGGGTAATCGAGCGCCACCCGCGGCCATCGTGCCAGCACACTTCGAGCATGGCTGCACCGTCGTCAATGTCCACGATGCGCCGTTGGACGTGGACCGCGCGGGGGCAGACCATGACGAAGCGGCTTCCGTTCTCGTCTCTCGTCTCTTTCCAGACGCCCGATTCATCCACCGCCCACCCGCCGGGCGGCGGCGCGACGTGGCCGGGCGGGGCGAAGGTCGGCGGCGCCTCACCCGCGGGCACAAGCCGGGGCCGGGTGACGGGCGCGGGCTCGTCTTCGGCGAAGAAGTCGTCAATGGTGCTGCTCATGGCTTTCTCCTGTTCGGGATGGTGAAGCGGTCCAGCGTCGCGGCGATGGCGGCGGCGTACTTCTCCCCCGGGCCGTCCGCGTCCGTCGAAATCTGGACAAGCGTAGCGTGGCGAAGGGTTGCCGCGATGTCAAATCCGGGGCCGTCGGCGGGCCATGCGCCCTGCCAGACTCCGAAAACCGCGTCCACCTCGTAGAACTCGCCCGACTTGGCGAGCCTTAGGCGGCCGTCGGCGGTGGATGCCCGGAGGAAATCGGGGCCGCCCTCGACAATGACGGCGCGGCCGGACCAAACCACGGAGCCCGGGGACCAATCCCGGCCGCAAAGCACGGGGTCACCGGGGCGGAAGGCGCCCCCGCCGCGAAGGACGGAGACGGCCGCGGGGTCGGCGTAGACCGCGCCCCGGCATCCGCCGCCGATGGGCGAGACTTCCTTGGCATCCGGGCCGGGTTGCGGAACCCAGGATTCGCCGGTCCAGCGATGCGGCCCCTTCGGCTCGCCGTCCGGTGTCCACGCGCACCGCCGCGCCCGCAGCGCCACAAGCTCCCCGCGCGCGTCGTAGACGGGCAGAAGCAGCGGCCACCCCTCGCCCCACGTCACCCGGCCTACCCGCGCCCAATCGGGCGGGGCGATGATGGTATCCCCCACCTCGCAGACGCCGGGCGGGCAGACCCGCGCCACCGAAAGCGACCGCGCCCGGGCGGCGCGCGCCACGGGGTCGCCGCGCCATCCGTCGCGGGCCGAACGGGCGGCCCACCACCCGGCGGCGGCGCCGGAGTCGCAGGGCCATGCGGCGGCCCACAAGGCGGCCACCTGGGACGCGGGGAGCCGTTCGGGCGGTGCCGGGGGCGGCTCGGGAGCGCGGGCGATCGTGGGGGCTTTCCTGGCCTCTCCCGGGGCGTGGGCGTATTCGCACAAGCCAAGGGATGCGCACGTCTCCCGCAGGCGCGGCCAGTCCGCGGACCCGGCCCGGAGGTCGGCGCCGATGGACGCGGCGGCAATCTCCAAGGCGCCGCCCTTCGCGCTGCAAGCGTGGCAATGCCACGCCCTCCCGAGGTCGGCCACCGGGGGCCGCGGGTCCGAGCCGCCCCGCCGGGTCGCGCCGCAGGCCGGGCACGGGCCGAACGTCGCGCGGCCGTGCGCCGTCCGGGCGGCCAAGCCGAGCCCCGCCACCGCGCGCGCCACGGGCGCCTGTCGCACGTCGTCAATCCATCCCATACGCACCTCACCGGGGCAGGGTAGCGCGGCGCCCGGCGCCCGTCAACCGAGCAGCGCCGTCACGAACTGCGCCGCGACTTGCGGGACGATGGCATTACCGTAGCCCCGCAATCGTCCCACGCGCCCGGGTACCCCATCAACCAGCGGGAATGTTCCGGGTTCAGCCGGCCGCCATTTCCCATCCCGGCATCCGAGCCAATCAGAATCCGCCCATCCGCTGTGAGTCGCGCGGGGCCTTTCGCCTCCCACGCCACCCGGCCGAGCAGCCCGTTCGCCGGCGCTGTCCCGTCCGCCGCGCCGTCCTTCCAGTCGCGCGTTGTCGGCGTCGGCCATCCCGTCAAAAGCGCCGCCCCCGGCAGTTTGAGCGCCACGGCCCCCCTCGAGTAACAGTGCGTGCTGCCCGTCGCGTCGTTGCTGATGGGAGTCGGCCAGCCGGACAGCGCCGCCGCCCCCGGCAGTCTGTCCGCCCCCTGGTCCGGTCCACCATGAGGCCCATCCTGTGTGCATGGAGTCGGCCACGGCGCCCCAGTAAAGGCGCTGTCGGAGATGCGGCGCGCCGACCCCCGCAGCACACAAATCGGCGGCCCCGACGGCATATCCCAGACCTTCCAAGTCAAGGCGTACAGCGGAGAGCCAGTCAAGCCCGGCGCGGCCCGCAACCTGCTCTCCAAGGACGATTGCAGGGCGGCACTCCGCGACGAGGCGGCGCATTTCGGGCCAAAGGTGGCGCTCGTCGGCGGTGCCCCGGCCTTTCCCTGCAACGGAAAATGGCTGACAGGGGCAGGAACCAGTCCAGACGGGGGCATCGTCAGGGATGCCGGCGAGTCTGAGGGCGAGGGGCCAGCCTCCGATTCCCGCGAAGAAGTGAGCTTGGCGATATCCCACAAGGTCATCTGAACGGACATCGGCGATGCTCCTTTCGTCCACGTCGCCGGCCGGAAGGTGGCCGGCGGCAATGAGGGCGCGCAGCCAACCGGCGGCGAAGGGGTCGTGTTCATTGTAATAAGCGGGCATGCTGTCAGGGTAGCGCGGCGCCCCGTAGCCGTCAAGCGGTGTAGCAGGGCGCTACTACGTCTCGACGGGGCGTGAGATAGCGAAAGCCAAGGAACTACCGGCACGGCGCCGCGCAGCGCCACCCCCCTTCTCTCTCTTTCTCTATACCTTTTATGCTACTGCTACACTTGCTACGCGCATGCTACCAAGGGGACGGTAGCACGACACACGTAGTCAAAGCGTCATTTTCGGCGCTGCTACACCTGCTACGCCAAAAACACATACCCCTTCGCGCGCGCGACCCCCGGGCCCTCCTCACCCCTCCTTCTCCCCGTTACATATGTACCCTTTTCCGGTAGCGCGTAGCAGAACGTATCTGCAACCAGCACCCTCCCGGATTACGCCGACCGTCCGCCGCGTTTCGGCCGACCCAAGTGATACCGCGGGAGTGTAGCAACAAGGTAATACCCCTGTCGCCGCTACGGTTTTGTGGTAGCAGAGGCGCCCCGCTTGACGCGCCCGGGGCATGATGCTACGGTGGAGCCATGACCACGCTTCACGACCTTCACGCCCGCGGCCTCTCCGACGCCGAAATCGGCGCCGCCCTTGGCCTCTCCTTGCCGCGCGCCCGCGCCGCCCGTGTGCGCGCCGGGCTGCCAGCGAACCCCGCGCCACCGCCGCGCGCCCGTCTCCGCGTCTCACTTGCGCCGGACGTGGCGGCCGCCATCGTGGACCGCGCCGCCACCGAGCGCCGGCCCGTCGCTGCCGTGGCGCGCGCCCTTCTGGTGGGCGCGTGAGCCCCGGCGATATCGTCTGGCTGAGCGGTCCAGGCGGCGTGATGCGCGTCAACTTCCGCGGGTTCCACCCGGACGATTCCGGCCTCGCCATCGTTCTCTCGTGCGAGACGTGGATGCAGTTCACGGTTCACGTTTCTGCGCTTTCGCGGGAGAAGCCGGAATGAGCGACACCGCTCGCGCCCACGCCGCAGCCGAGCTTGCGCGCGTGGCCGAAGTGTCGGCGCGCCGCGGGGGCGTTGACCCGGCCTCCGCTGACGCCTATCTCCGGCTTGCGCGTGAGCTTCGAGAAGCCGCCGACCGCGCGCGACTCCCGGCCGACGCCGACCCGGCGACCGTCTACGGCGCCGCCGTGGCCCGCGCCGTCCGCCTCGAACGCACCTTCGCCCGCCTGCGCCGCGAAGACCGCCGGGCGGAAATGGCGGCCGAAATCGCAGAGGCCAGAAAGCAAGCCGACGCCGCCGCCCGCCTCATGCGCCGCCCATCTCCCGCCCCGGTGACCCCATGACCCTTCGCGACCTTCCCGATTCCGTAGACGCCGCCCGCCGCGCGGACCACGCTTCCGGCCTTCGCGATTGCGACCTCGCCGCCCGGTGGGGCGTGTCTCGTCAAGCCGTGCGCATCTGGCGGGAGCGCCGCAGCCTTTCGGCGAACCCGGCGCCGCCCGCCGTCCGCGTGTCCGTTGACGTGCACCTTGACGCGGGCGAGATGGCCGCCATCGTGGACCGCGCCCGCGCCGCCGGCCAGCGCCCCGCCGTCTACGCCGCGTCCGCCATCGCCGCCGCCGTCGGCCGCCGGGATGGTGCCGCGTGAAGGACGGCCCGACCTCCCGCATTGGGGAGGCGCAAGCCGAGGTGGCCGATGCCCTCGCCCTGCTGGATTCCGCCGCGGTGCCCGGACGTGACGAGGTGGGCGCCTTGCTCCGGCAGGCCGTCGCCAACGCGGCGCGGTCGCTTGCCGAATCGAGCGCCCCGGACCCCACGAAGCTTGCGTCGGTGGCGAAACTTTGGGCTGATTATCCGCAGCTTTGGGGCGGGGCAGAGTCCGAGGCCGACCCCGCCGCCGCGACGATGGCCGCCCTTGTCGCCGAAGCGGCGCGCGCCGACACCATCCGCCGCGTGATGGGGGAGTCGTGACCACCGTTGCTACATGCTGTCGCTGCGGGCAAACCTTCATGGCGCCCGCCGAATACTTCGCCGCGTGGTGCTCCCCGGATTGCGAGCTTGACGCACTCTCCGCGCCCGCGCCCGCGCCGGAACCGACGGGGGAAGCCGGCGCATGACCCCCGCCGAAATCCTCCGGCCTCCGCTGGCCGACCTTGTGACGGCCGCCGCGGGCGCGGGCCCCGCCGGGCTGGCGTGGCTTCGGTTCCGCTGCGACCGCGACTTGGCCGCATACATGGCGCTTTGCTGGCCGGGCATCGCCGCCGCGCCTTTCGCCCCGTCGCACCGTGCCATCTTGGCTTGGTTTGATTCCCTCCCGCCGTTCGAGGCCCGCGCCGCGCAAGCCGGGGCAGATGCCGAGGCTGACCCCATCGCACGGTCGGCGTGGGAAGCGCCGCGCGGGACCGGCAAAACCTCGGTTGCGATTGCCGCGCTTGACCGGGCGGTGCGTTCGGGCCGTGAACCTTACGTCGTCATCATCGGCCCGGAGTCCGCGCACGCATCCGCGCTTTCCGTCTCGCTCCAAGCGATGCTGAGCCCGGGCCATCCGGCCGCGTCGCCGATGCTGGCCGCGCTTTACGGCGACGTGGGATGGACCGGCAACATGGGCGATGGCGCGGTCAAGCGTGGGGCCGTCCTTGGCTTCCCCGCGGGCGTCTCCTATGTCTCCGTCCGTTCGATTGGCGGCACCATCCGGGGCCTTCTTCGTGGGACGCACCGGCCGACGCTGGTTCTGCTTGACGACTTGGAGAAGCCAGACGACGTGGGCAGCATGGCCGCGCGCGATGCGATGCACGAAAAGCTGAACTCGGACGTGCTGAACCTGGGGCCGCAGGGCGGCGGCTTGGCGGTCTGCCTCATGGCGACCCGGCTTCATCCCGACGCGGTGTCGGCGCGTCTCCAACGTGACCCAGCTTGGAACGGCGCCTCATTCCGCGGGATTGTGCGTTGGCCCGTCGGCGTCGAATCGGGCGAAATCCAGGAGGGCAGCCGATGGGCGGAATGGCGCGCCCTCCTGACGGACCCGGCTTCCCCCGCCCGGGAGCGCGAACGCGCGGCCCTCGACTTCTACCGGCAGCACCGTGACGAGATGGACGCCGGGGCCGAAGTGCTCGACCCCCACCGACTTCCGCTGTACCGGGCGATGCTCCGGCTTGTTTCGATTGGGCTCCCGAGCTTTCTGAAAGACGTACAGAACGCGCCGATTGCTTCGGGCGGCGGCGCATTCCGCCCCGATTCGTTCCGGTGGTGTACGCTGGACGGGCGGGATGTCGTCATCGGCTATGGAGACACCGCCCGACGCATCCCCCTCCCGGCTTTCTCCCGGGCCGTCATCCACCTTGACCCTACCACGTCGCGCAAGAAAGGCAGCACCGCCCGGGACTTTGCGGGCTTCGCGGTGGTTGCGATGCGAGACGACCGCGCGACGGGTGAACGGCTTTACGTGGTGCTCGAATGGTCGGCAACGCGCGAAGAGCCCGAAGACCAAGCCGAGCGGGCATGGGCCGCGTGGGCGCGGTGGCGGGCCGCCGGCATCCCCGTGGTAGATGTGGTGTACGAAAGCAACGGCGGCGGGGGCGCGTGCCTGCAAGGCGAGTACCATGCGGAGATGCGACGGCGCCGGAAGGCCGCCGGCCTCCCGTCCACGATGGAGCCCATCGCCATCCACGAAACCCGGGCTAAGGACGCCTGTATTTCTGGCGTGGTTCCGCTACTGAATAACGGCGTGGCGGTGCTGGCCACGTCCATCCGCTCGCATGAGGGCGGCCGGGAAGCTCTCCGGCAGACGGAGGCATGGCCCGGCGGCGCGCATGACGACGGCCCCGATGCGCTGGCGAAGGCGCTGCTTCGGCTCGAAAGCGCGTCCACGGGCGGGCTTTCGCTGGCCGATGCCGAGCGGGCGCTGTCGCTCTTCTCCCGCGCCGCCGGGTGACTTGTCAAGCGTATGTCAACCGCTTGACGGGCGCGGGGTGCGAACATATGGTGTTCGTGTTCGGGGCGGTGCGCCCCGGCGAACAGGAGCAAGCCATGACCGCCACCATCACTGAATCCTATTACTTGCGCTGCCCCCCGTGCTTCGAGCCCTCCGGCCTTCGCTTCGATGCCCCTGGCCGGTTCCAGGGTCAGGCCATCGAGCACGCCTTCGCCGATACCACCCCCGGGCGCACCTTGGCCGGCGTTGGCGCGCCGTGGAAGCGCGTTTCCGACCGCTCGGACGGGTCCACGTACTACGCGCAGCGTTACATGGAGATTCGGACGGCGCGCGCGGTTCGCACCTTCGGCGATGGCTCGAACTGCCGCCGCTTCCGCGTGGCCCTCGGGACGGGCACCGTCGAAGCGTGGGACGTGGTGGCCGACCATTGGACCACCTGCCACAGCTTGACGGCCCGTCAGATTGCCGCCCTGCGGGCCGCCGCCCGGGATGCCGCATGAGCCTCCGCATCTACCAGACCCGCGCCGAATGGGCCGCCGACCGCCGAAGCGGCGCCCCCGCCTTCGAGGTGGGCGCATCGGACGCGGCGGGGCTCCTTGGCCTCTCCCCGTGGGCGTCCCCGTGGGATTCGTGGGCGGCCGGCGCCGTCGGCGGTGGTAACCCGCCGGCAGAGGCCGACGCCCGGCGCGGGCACCTTGTCGAGGCGACCGCCGCCGCGCTTTGGGCGGCAGAAGCCGGGGTGCATCTTTGGGGCTCGGACGGCCTTTGGTCGCCGGATTCCGATGCTGTTCCCCGGCTTCCGCTTCTCCGGGCCCGCGCCGGCTGGCTGGCGGTCACCCCCGATGCGCTCGGCATCGAGCCCGGCGGCGCCCGTATCGCCATCGAGACGAAGGCCCCGCGGACCCTTGACGCTTGGCCAGACGAAGACGCGGTGGTGTGCGACCCCGACGCAGAGGGCGTGCCCGTCCCGCCGCAGTACGCCGTGCAAGCTGCGTGCCAGATGTACGCGCTTCACGCCGTCGGCATCACCGTGGCCGCCGTGGTCCTTGTCGCTTCGTCCGGGTGGGCGTGGCGCCGCGCCGTCCGCATCGAGGCGACGCCCGCCGGCCTTCGCTGGGCTACGCGCGTGGTGGCCCACGTCGGCGCGGCCCGCCGCCGCATCCTGCTCGAACGCCGGGAGCCAGACCCGGACGCAAGCGCGGCGTGCCTTGCCGAGCTTCGTTCCCAGCTTCCGCCCCGACCGGCCACCATCGAGGGCACCGACGAAGACGCCGCGTTGGTCGCGGCTTTCGCGGAAGCCAGGGCGCAAGAGTCCGAGGCCGCCGCCGCGATTGCCGACCTCCGTCCCCGCATCCTCGCACGCTTGACGGGCGCGGGGGCTAATGCTATCCTAACCCCGTCGCACCGCCTCACCGCTGACAAGCGCGGTGCGCTCAAAGTCCAGAACAGGAGCACCGAATGAGCGAAGTCCAGAACAGGCCCCCGGCCGCCATCTTCCGCGCACAGGTGGAGTCCGCCGCCCGCGCCATCCTCGCCCATCACCCGCGCGCCACCGAGGCCGCCGCCCGCGTCGGTCTGGCCTTCGCCGCCGCCGCCCGCGCCGCCCGCGACCCGTCGGCGCTCTACAACTGCACCCCGGCCAGCGTGGCGGGCGCCATCGCCCAATGCGCCCTCGCCGACCTTTATCCGGGCGGTCACGCGCCGGCCGTGTACCTCGTGCCGCAGGCCGCGCGCCGCGACGAAGCGCCCGAACTCCAATGGCGCCTGACACACCGGGGCATGAGCATCATCGCCGCCCGCGCCGGATGGGGCGTGCACACGGTCCCCGTGTCCCGCGCCGACCTCCCCGGCCTCCGCGTCGATTTCGGCGAAGTCCTGGCGTGCCCGCCCTCGGACCCGACGGCCGCCGTCACGTCTTGGGATGACCTCGCTGGCGTGGTGGTGGTCATCCGCCCGCCCGCGCCCGCGCAGCGCGTCGCGCTTTGGGTGCCGGTCGGGACCATCGCCGCCCGCCGCCGCGCGTCCCGGATGGCCGGCGGTGGACCGTGGCAGGCGTGGCCCGTCCAGATGGCGCAAGGCGCCGCCATCCGCGAAGTGGTGGCCCGCGGCGCGCTCCCGCTCGACCTCCCCGACGACACGGAGACGGCGGAAGCCGAAGCGCAGCCCGCCGCCATCACCGCGCCGCCGGCACAGCGGATGCTGCCGGAGCTTCCCCCGGACTTCGCCCCCGACGACCTCCCGGCCGGCGACCTCGCCCGCGTGGTGGACGAAGGGGAAGCCAAGTAACCGCCGGCTTGCGGCTCCCGGCCGCGCGTGGTAGCCTCCGGCCATGCGCGGCCCTGCCGACATTTCCCCCGCCCGGCTTGATTGGACGTTGGCCGTCCGTTCGCTCTTCGCGTGGGTTGGCGGCGCGATGCGTCCGCAAAAGCAACTGCCGGCAAAGCCCGGGGCGCCCGGCGTTCCCGCGGCCATCCCCGCCGACTACTACGCGGCCGGGCCCTACGTCGCCACGCGGTCGCAGCAGACGGACGCGCTCCGGCTTGCCATTCTCGCCAACCCGGATGCGCTGGCCGCCGTCGCCGGCATCGCTCGGGAGATTGCGGCGCGGCCCGTCATTGTGCGCACCGAGGCCGACCCGACGCCGCGGGAGCACCCCGTCTTCGCGCTTCTGGACTCCGCGCCCGGATTCACCCGGGAACAGCTTGTGGAGCGCCTAATCGCGGACGTGCTCTTGACGGGCAACGCGCTTGTCGAGGTTTTGGGCCGTCCTACCACGGTCACCCCGCGCGCGGGCGTGCTCGTCTTGCGGGACTGCACAGACCTTTACGCCGAACTCGACCGCGCGGAAGCCACGGTAACGGCCTACCGCTACGAGGGCCCCGACGGGACGCGGTACATTGCGCCGTCGAACGTGCTTCACGCGGCGGTCAATCGCTACGGCACAGGCCAGGATGGCGTGTTCGGCGTCTCTCCGCTGGCGCCGCTTTACCCCGACTTCGAGCGCGCCTCCCGCGACGCGGCGTATCTCCGCGACCGGCCCCGCGGCCCGATTGCATCCATCGGCCTTCGCTGGCCGAGCGAAACCCCGCCTGACGAGGTGGCTGGTTCTCTCCGGCTTATGCGTCGGTTCTACGAGACGACCGGCTATCACGTCGCCTTGCGCGGCGCTGAATTCGAGTCCTTGCCGGAAAGCAAGGAGCAAACCGACGTATTGGCGCTGCAAAACGCCATGCTGGACAGCATTATCCGCGCGTTGGGCCTCGCCCCGGTTCTCTGGAATCGCAGCGTGACCAACGATTCGGCCGCGAAAGAGCAGCACCGCGCATATCGGGCGATGCTTCATGCGTTGTCCGGCGTGGTCTGGACGGCGTTTCAGCCGCTAATGGACCGGCTCGGTTCGACTGACCTTTACCTTGCCTCGGATTGGTCCGGCGATGCGGCGGATGCCGAAATCGAAGACCAAGAGCGGCGGGCCAAGCTTGCAGAAATTCACGTGCGCAACGGGCTACCCGTGGCGACGGCCTATCAACTTGCCGGGATTGATATTCCGGCCGGGGTAACCGATGCGACGCAATCCCAGGGGCCGCGCCTGCTTCTCGCTCGCTGATAACGGCGGCGGGCGCTACATCCTCAACTCCGGCAAGGCGTATGATGGCGCGCTTGTCGTGGACTTCGAGGGCGCCCGCGTCCGCATGAGCGCCGCCGGGGAAATGCCGGTGCTGCGGGAGCATGACCGCGCCCGGGTTGTCGGCGCGTGGACCGACCTCCGCATCGAAGACGGCGTGATGTCGGCCGGTGGAATTCGTTGGGCGCCCACGCCCGACGCCGAAGAGGCGAAGGCGCTTGTAGACGGCGGCTTTCTTTGGGGCGTCTCCATCGGCTTCTCCGCGAAGTGGGAAGAGAAATCCGGTAAGACCTTCGCGCGGGAATTGGAAGTCTACGAGGCGTCCTTGGTTTCCGTCGCAGCGGACGCCGATTCCCGCGTGTCGGGAATGACGCTCGGTATGGACGAAGACGATAGCGACGAAGACACGGCGGGCGCCTCCCTGTTCCGCGCCCTCGTCTCGCATCTGCACCTTGCGCACGGGATGGACCTCCCCGCGGCGGTGGTCCAGGCACACCGGGAAATCGAATACAACCCGCTTCGGGCGCTCTTGGAGGGGATGCCCGCCGCGCCCGCGCCGGAAGAGCCCGCCGAAGAGGCCGCGACCCTCGCCCCGGCTTACCCCGGTATCGACTTCTCGCCCCCGGAGGGCGTCCGCGAAGAGCTTCGCCGGGGCCTCGAATGGCACGAAGCGGGAGAATCCGGGGACGGATTGCAGCCGGAAACCGTGGCATGGGCGCGGCGGATGGCCGACGGGGAAGACATTTCCCCAGAGAAAGCCCGCGCGATGAAAGCGTGGTTTGCCCGGCACGCCGCCGACAAGGAAGGCGAAGGCTTCCGGCCCGACGAGCCCGGCTATCCCTCGCCCGGCCGCGTGGCGTGGGCGCTTTGGGGCGGTGACCCGGCTGTGGCTTGGTCCGATTCGCTGGTTACGTCCATGGATTCCGCCGATGCAGAAACCAAGGGCGAGCAGACCGCCCCCGATGCGCTGGCCGCGTGGCTTGGCGCCTCTCCGATTGACGCGCTGGCCGCTTGGATGCGGCGTCCTTGACACCTGACTTTCTCTCCGCTACCGTTTCCACGAAGGAGCCCGCATGACCGCCCTTGACCTTTCCACCCCCGATGCGCTCCGCGCCGTTGTGCAGGGCATCGCCGCCAAGCTCGACACCACCGCGCAGCAGACCGCCGACCTTTCGGCCTCCGTTCAGGCTGCCCTGACCGGCGCCACCGCCCCCGCGGCCAAGTCCGGCGGGCTGGACGCCTTCCGCAACGCCGATGGCAGCCTGTCGCTCGCCCCGGTGACCACCGACACCGAAATCCGCGTCGGCGATATGCCCGCCCTCCTGCGGGTTTCCAAGCCCGGCCTTCTCGACAAGTCCGCCGCCGGCCTTCTCCCCGAGGCGGAGGCCAAGGCCGCCGCCGCCGCGCGGAAGCCGCTTGGCCGTCTGGCCGCCCTCGCCCGCGTCGGCTACCGCGGCGGGCTCGCCCCGCTCTCCCGCGAAATCGGCGAGGCTTCGGCCGCCGTCCGCAGCGCCCCGGCGTCCATCCGGCCGGCCTTGGAGTCCGCGCTTTCCGGCGTGCTCGCCAACATCGGCCACCGCGCCGCCGGCACCCTGGCTTCGTCCTCCGCGGCGACCTCCGGCGCGTGGCTGGACTGGGTTGCGGAGGACATCATGGCCGACGTGATGGACCTCACGGCGACCGCTTCCCAGGCCGGCCTTGGCCTCTCCATCCCCGTCATGGGCGGCAGCCTGCACGCCACCGAGAACCTTTCGGTGCGCCTCCTGACCGGCATCGGCGGCTTCCGGCAGCAGGGCCGGCAGACCTCGAACGTCTTCGGCCAATACGCCCTCACCGACTTGGCCGTTTCCAAGGCCAGCGTGACGGGCGCCCGCGGCGTGCATTCGTCCATCATCGACGCCGTGGACCTCATCGACCCCCGCGTGACCTGGGATGTCCTCGAAACGCACCAGCGCGCCGCCATCCTGGCCGAGCTTGCGACCCGCGACCTCCTGTTCCTGCACGGCGAATCCGAGTCGGCCCCCGCGTCGCACGTCTACGGCGCCGCCGGTCTGGCCCTCATCGGCCAGTCCACCGCCACCACCACCGCCGCCATCGACGTGGACGGGCGCGTTCTGGCCGAGTCCGGCGGCACCGATGATATGCTCCTGACCTGCGATGGTCTTGTCGGCATGGCTTCGGACCAGTCCAACGACCTTGACGACGCCACCTTCGGCATGGCCTCCGAAACCGAATGGCTCGCCACGGTCGCCGGCTTCGTGAAGTTCCACAATCTGGCGATGGCCCGCATCCGGGAGCAGTACCATTACCTTCCCGGCACCGGCTACGTGCTCGACTTCCAGGCCGCCCGCGCGCTCATGGCGCTGAACACCCTCACCGCCGGCGGTCAGGTGTTCGTCACCCCGGTTTCTGACCCCGCGAATCCGTGGCTTGTCGGCCGCCTCTACGACGGCACGCCCATCTACCGGCACGCCTTCGTCGGCTCCGGCAGCTACTCCACCGCCGGCATCCCGAACGCGACGGGCGGCAAGAACGCCGCCTTCCTGGCCGCGATGTCCGCCATCGTCCGCGTCCAGGGCCCCGGCCACGGTTCGACGAAGGTGGAGAACATCCCCGGCACCGACGCTGTGCAGGTGAGCCGCATCTATCACGAGCGGTTCTTCAACCCGGTTCCGAGCGCCCGCAAGACCGCCCTCCGCGTCTACGGCCTCGACATCTGACCCTGCCCCCGCCCGTCCCGGCTTATGCCGGGGCGGGTTTCCCCTTCGCGGAGAATCCAATGCAGTACGCTTCTTTCACCACCGGGACCGTGGTCACCAACGCGGCCGGCGCCGCCGAAGTCGGGGTCACCGTCCCCTTCCGCTGCCGCATCGTCGGCGTGTCCATCGTGGACTTCGACGGCATCGCCGCCGACAACACCGATTACGTCGATTCGGACATCACCGGCACCACCGGGTATGATTCTCGGGCGGCGAATCAGGGCGCCCTCACGGCGGATACATCGATTGCCCTCACCGTGGACCCGGCAACGTCCATCGTCGCCGCGGGTGGGAATCTGAAGTTCACCGTGGCCAAGGGCGGAAGCGGAAAGGCCACCGAGGCCGCGGTTACGTGGTTCGTCCAGCCCATCAACTGACGCCCTCCCCTTGACCGGCGGGGGCGGCATCTGTCGCCCCCGCGTGCTATGGTGCCCCTATGGCTACGACCTTTGACGACGTGCCGAACCAGACGAAAACCGAAGCCAGCGTGGACGCCACCACCGGAACGGAAATCACCGTCTCCAAGCTGGCCTCCGCTCTGTTCGTGCTCTTCGAGCAACACAAAGGCGAAGTCCAGGGGCCCGGGTCTTCGGATTGGGTTCACGTCGCCGCCGATACGTGGACGCTGGTAGGCCAATGGGGCGGCCCGCTTTCGGGTAGCCGCGTCATCAAGGCCCGTCGCCACGGCGGGAGCGGCACCGTCACCGTCAATTCGCGGCAATCGTGATGAGCGTTTGCATCCCGTCCATGCTGGCGATGGCCGGCGGCGCGTCCGGCGGCGGTGGTGGCGGCGGTGGTCCCGAC